CGATAACGAAGGGGGTGAATAAATGATTAAGTTAAAATTAGATAGATTTGAAGAACTTCAAATACAAGTTGGCAAGACTGATGACAAATCAATAGCCGAATACATAGGCGTAAATCGGTCTACGGTATATAGGATAAAAAAAGGGAAAATGATTCCAGGACCAGATTTTATTGCGTCGGTGTTAAAAGCTTTTCCAGAGCATCCATTTGAGGATTTATTTTTTGTGGCATAATCGTTGCGTGCGCGCAAGCAATTAAGTGAGGAGGAATACTATGAACCATCAAACTTATTCTCTCCCCACACCCGGGGAAACAAACTCACTTCAAATCTTTACTCACCAAATGTTCGGTGAAGTCAGAACGGTTATAATCGACGGTCAGCCTTATGTAGTGGGCGTAGATGTTGCGAGAATGTTGGAATATGCGAAACCAAGTCAGGCGGTTATCGACCATTGTAAAGGTATCCGTAAGACGGGGATACCTTCAAGCGGAGGAATGCAGGAAACTAACGTTATCCCCGAAGGAGATATCTTCCGCTTGATCGTCAAGGCCGCCGACCAGAGCAAAAACCCCACCATAGCAGAGAAAGCTGAAAAGGTTGAACGCTGGATCTTCGATGAAGTCCTTCCCTCCATCCGTAAGCACGGAGCGTATCTCACCCAGGAGAAAATTGAAGAAGTACTTTCCGACCCGGATACCATCATCCGATTAGCCACAGATCTAAAAGCGGAGCGGGCTGCCAAGCTATCACTGGAGGCCAAGATAGAGCAGGACCGGCCCCTGGTAGCCTTCGCCGAAACCTGCGCTGCGTCTCAGGACAGTATGCTGGTCCGGGAGCTGGCAAAGGTGGCGTGCAAGCAGGGTATTAATATCGGTGAGCATCGGCTGTACAGAATACTCCGGGCCTGGAAGATGATCTTCCCGAAGAGTACGGAGCCATATCAGGAGTTTGTTGACCGCGGGTATTTTGAAGTGGTCCAGAGTGCCAGGGAAACTGCCAAGGGTACCAGGTTGTTCAAGACCACCCGGGTGACGGCTAAAGGTCAGGTCTATATTATTGACCGTCTGAAGAAGGAGCTCATGGGGAAGGAATTTGCGGTTGTTTAGTGCCTGGGTGTACCGAGGGTAGGTTTTTAGGAAAACGGATAGTACCTATTTTTCAGTATCCCAGAATGAATCATCAATAGGTTTCATAAAGAAGGCATTCCTTGGGTTAGGCATATTACCAGTGTGCCTCAAGCATAGCAAGCCATTTAACAAATAATCAAACTGGGCTTTATAAAAAGAAAACGAACTAATTAAGTCTTCAAAATCGGTATTTTGCTTTCGCATTTCAACATCCCATAAATGGAGCAAATAAAAGAACTTCGAGATGATCTTTAAAGCATTAGGGTCTTTGCGATTTGCCATAAGCAACAAGTATACGGAATCAATGGAATCAGTAATATATTTCCGGTTTTCCTTATCAAGTTCCTGAAACTGTTCTTTTATAAAATCAAAGTCATTGTTAAGAACATATTCATCAAAAGTTTTAATGTCGCTATGGCCAAGTAGGTAGTCATGTCTGACATCAAAAAAGGAAGCGATTTTATCAAGAGTATCTAAGTCGGGCTGTCGTTCTTCCCTTTCATAGTAACCTAGCGTTGAAAAAGAAAGGTCAAGATGTTCGCTTAGCTCTCTGAGGCTCAAACCTCTTTCTTTTCGTAATTGTCGTAACCGTTGACCAAACAAAGAACCACCGCCTTTCCTTGATTATATAATTATGTGCACAAAAGTAATACAAAATACTTGAAAGTGCACAAAAAAGAACGTACAATAAAAATGTGCACTATGCGGCACAAAGAGGTGAAAAAAATGATAATAGTGAACACTGACAAGATTGTCCTAGAACGTGGAGCCCAAGGACTGACAATTGATGAGCTTTCTAAACGGTCCGGTGTGGGCAGAGGAACACTATCAAAAATTGAGGGTGGAAAAGTAACACCACGTCTAAGCACAGTTGGGCGAATTGCTAAAGCTCTGAATAGGAATGTTACTGAATTCATTTCTACTATTGAACAGCTTAACCAACGGCCTTCTGGCACCGATGGCTAATCCCCCATCTCAACCGGAGGCCCAGGCTGGAATTCTACGAGCAGGGGAGGTGAAAAGATGCACAAAGACTTTATTAGAAGAAATGAGGCCGAGCCAGACAACACGACCCGGCCAGGTTCGCCTACAGAAGTTGATCATTCAACGGCGGTCGAAGTTGCCGAATCAGAAGCTTCTCCAGTTTATCCCGGGTACCCGCCTGCGAAACCACAACCGCATGAACGGCCGTGGCCCCGTTGCGGCGCGCCTCATCCCAGCGCTCGTGATTCGGAAGCCGGGATCTGAAATCATCGGTTTGGCCGACATACAAAGCGTACCAGCGCTGCCCGTCGCTACGGGCGAAAATGTATAGCCCAGCAATGTTGTTCCAAGTAGTGGAAGAATCATAGATTGTAAATTCAAGAGTTTCGCCATTTCCCAAAGGCCATTTACAAGTAGCCAATATTACTCCTCCCTTCGATTTGATAGTCTGGACAACTACCAAGTTCGACCCTGGGAGAAGAAAACCCTACCAAAGAGAAAGGAGGCGACATATTGAAACTGTGCAGCGACGAAGTTGCATATGAAAGGTATTTAAGGGCCTTTCACCGTACGGCTCATGCCTACGCTGATAATCCGGATCAGCTTAAAAAGCTCATCTTCTACGGCATCAAGGCCGTAAGCGTTCAGCCGATGGTGGAATACACAAATCGCGAAGAGGCAGGTGATGATTTCGATTTTGCGGAGACCATCAATAGCATGATAGGAACTCTCACCCCGGGGGAGTTCGTCAACCTATTCCCCATAACAAAGGATTATGATGGCCACCGGTATGGATTCAAAGACTATTTTTATACCAGGGACTATATCAAATCCTTACTGCTTGATAAGCCAATAGGTGACAATGACAGCGTGTTCGACTTTTTATGGGAGTATTACAACCCGGAAATCACGCAATTTCTAGTCAGAATAGTTTGGTACATAGAGAGCCTTCGAAGACTGGATGGGCGGCCCTCATTGGTAGAAGGGTTGGTTGCGGAATATTGGGCAAAACCCCGTACCTTGTTCACAGATGACAACGGCAAGCGGTTCGTTCTGGACGGGGAAACTGGGAAGACCTTCGGGGTTAAGGAGAGAAGGCCGCGATATCTTAAGGTTTTATAAATAAGGTGGTGATCATACGGTGAGAGTCAAGAACCGGCCTATAATTTCAGAGCCGGAGCAGTTGCCTATAGCTCTGGGGACCAAGGACGTAATGAAACTGGTGCGGTGCTGCCGCCCGGCGGCAATTAAATTGATTCGGCAGGGCGAAAGTGAAGGTGCTTTCCGGGTTATTCGGGTAGGCGAACGACGGCCGGAGCTCCGCGTAAACCGGGATGCTTTCATAGCATGGCTGGCCAAGTAATTATACGAGAAGGGAGACAACCCGGCCCGGGCGCCCGGACCAGGTCATGGAGGAGAGGGGGGGAGTACACAGCGGAAATTGTGTAGCCTCTGAAAGTATTATGCAACGGAAGGAGGGTAGAGTGTGATAGCAAACATTGCGACCGGAGAAGCGATTAAATTGGCTTTCCAACAAGCAGGAATGACAGTCGAGGAAGTGGAGAAGGAACTGCCGGCAGACCGGGCAACCGTCTATAGATACCGCCAGGGGAAGCACCTACAGCCGGACACAGTAGTACGACTAAGTGACGTTTTAAAAGCCCCCTGGCTGCTTCCGAAATTTTGCGGGGAATGTCCGGTGGGGAAGGCCAGAACCAGGCTAAACCTGAAAAGGGCCCAGAAAAGAAAGAATCCCCAGGCTGGAACCCAGGGGATTTTCAAAAAACTTCTACAGTTATTTTAAACGAGAACCACTTAAGAAATCAATAGATACCAAGGAGGCGGAAAATATGCGTGTTCAAAAGAAAGAAGCTCCCGAAGTGAGTAAACTGGTTAAATTAATTCCCCCGGGCAAGGAATTTAAAAAAGATCTCAAGGAGTTTTTCGGTTTGCGTCTGGAGTCTTTGGCCCATTTAACTCCAAAACAAAGAAATGAAATTAAACCCATCCTAGATGCCTATTCCAAAGATTATAAAAGGTTAATGGAAATATTAGAAGGGAATGAAGAAGGACAAAAACTGCTGCTCAACCTTGATTCAATCAACGGCCAAATGGCATCAATAGACGAGCAAAATTACTATGAAACCGGCTTCGCCGATGGAGTGAATTTTATTATAGCTATTCAAAAATCCGGAGTTGCCTAAAGGCGCGTACAATTTGTTATTCAAGGATGAGATAGATAAAGGAGGCGGATTGCATTGGCAGCTATCAAGATTGAGGATAATGGTTCGGTTTCAGCAATGAATTGCGAGCAGATGGATTTACCCGCATTGTGCAATTACAGAATCGAACAAACCGAGGGGAACCCGGTAGAGTTTACGGGTAGGCTTATGGCTTCAGGGACAAAGCGGAGAAGCCCTAAATATTATCACATTAAAGACAAAATGGAAATATATTTAACGGTTGAAGGCAAATATATTGTAGTTTTTTGGTCAAACAATCCTTATTTGAGAGGGCAAGTAGCGGCCTTTGATGGGTTAAACAATCTAGGAGTGGTCGCAGAATTGATCAGTTTTATGGCTAAAACTTTAAAGGAAGTATTGGGATACGGGATAGGCCAGTATTTTATGTTGTTTTATAGCCAGATATTTCGTGAGGCAATAGATATAAAACTAAAGTTGCTTAATGCCGGCGTTTTGTCAACTACCCGGATGGACAGACAAATAGCCTAAGGCAGGCTTAATGAGAGTAATAAAGGAGGCGGATTTTATGTTAGCGGAAAAGAGTAGGGAAGGCGAATTGTTGGGCCTGTTTATAAAGGCAAAGGAAGGCCAGGAGCAATTTGCAAAAGATCTAATTAATTTATTTTGGGACCGCAATTTAACCCTTGACAGAATTATTGCTGAGTTTCCCGAATATGAAAAAGATTTGGATGAGTCCATCAAAGCGGATGAGATATTGAAAGAGATATTAAAAGACCATTCTTTTGGATTAAAGGCTCTATCCAAACTTGATGAGGCTCAAAGCGCCATGATGGGTTCCACTAACAAATTATGCTATCGCCAAGGCATAATGGATGGTATCCGGCTTATGTCAGTGTTTAATGATGGTTCAGATTACTAAGAACGGGGAGGTAAACGCCATGGTTGAAATGCAGACCTTTCATATAGCTGGCGAGGAAGGGCAGCGGATGGTTTTTGACGGGTGGCTGCTGGGGTCTACAGTTTTTAGATTATTTCCAAGTGATCCCTGGGACAGGACAGAAGTTTCGATTTGTAAGCGCCATGATGGAAAGTATGTATGGGTCCAGAAGACTAACTTGGGCAGAGACAAGGTCCATCGTATGAACCTGGTACTGGATAACTGGAGACAAGTAAACACCGTATATCGCGATTTATATCAGTTTTTTAAAAATGAGCATGGAAGCGGAGTAGGGACGTACTATTCTGTGATGATGTATATCCTGCTCAACAATTGCCTCGAAAATATGAATATGCTTGCAGATGAGGCAGCAGACGAAGAAACAACCCAGTGCTGCGTTTTAAGCGCGTAGCGGCCGGACCGTAAGCCTGGAGGGGCGGAGTGTCTATTCATTGTGAAATAAGAGGCTGGCAGGAGTTAGGAGGGCGAAGAAGCTTGGCAAGGCCATTAATGGATTATTATATTGGGGCGCTTCGTTATGACATTGAAAAAGACCTTAACGATCGTCCTGATTTAATAGAAAAACTGGGTATTTTCTATAATAAATTCATTAAATGGTGCGCCCAAGAGAGAGTTATATTTGAAGCTGATATAAATGATGAAGTTGCAACTTTTGTAAATAAATTCATTAATAGCCGCCTATATAACTTAGACGTTGATTTATGGCGCCAGATTACGGGTGAGGTTTTTCTTAGGGATAATTTCACCTGTAAATATTGCGGTAAAATTGGCGGGAAGCTTGAAGTTGACCACGCCATTCCGGTTTTTAGGGGCGGAACAAATAATTTAGATAACCTTGTTACCTCATGCATGAATTGTAATCGTAAAAAGCGAGATAAAACCCCGCAAGAGTTCGATTTATGGAGGCGCCGGAGTGAAAAACACCTATTATTTCTCCCATGATAGTAATGCGAATCAAGATCCTAAAATACTGGCCATGCGTAGCGTTTATGGCTGGGAGGGTTATGGCTGGTACTGGTTGATTATAGAAATGATGAGAGAACAGCAGGACTACCAGCTTAACATAGAGGGCAAATACGCATGGAATGCATTTGCATTGCAAATGCAATGCGCCGATGAACAAGCGCAGAAATATATTATGGACTGCATTAACGAGTTTCATTTATTTGAATCTGACGGGAAAAATTTCTGGAGCAATTCACTTCTCAGAAGGATGGAAAGGGCTGATGAGAAATCAAACAAGGCTCGCGAATCGGCGCTGTTACGGTGGGAGAAAGAACGCAATGCGAATGCAGAGCAAACGCAATGCGCACCCAATGCTATAAAAGAAAAGAAAGTAAAAGAAAAGAAAAGCATAAACTATTCTCTCGAAATTGAAAAATTTCGCTCACGATATTCCCCTGAACAGCTGGAAACCATTGAACAATATCTCGAAATCCTGCGCACAACCAGGGTAAGCGGGAAATTGGCTCCCAGTGTTGAGCATGGGGTCTATGAGGACATGCACCGATACGACCCTTTGATTGTCGAGCATGCCTGCAAAAAAGTTATATCTAAGCCTGAGCTGCATGCCAAAAAAGAGAATTACTTTGCTGGGATACTTAGAAATACCACCGTCGACGAAGCGCTTAAGGGATTGCTGCCAAGCAGGGCCAGCCCGCAACACAGGGTTAACGGTACCATGTTTGGCGCAGATGCCGAAGTCGTGTAACTGGAGGGGGGACAAGCTTTTGAATCTCGCTGACCTTTTGAGCGAAAGAAAAGTATTATCCGGGGCTACGCATTCAGAGCCGTTCTGCATTGAAGTTATTAGTCAGTTGGAGGCGGATGACTTTACGGACCAGCTCCACCGGGCCTTATTCGAATTGATTGCTGATATATACAAAAAAGGCACCTTCCCCAGTTACGGCATCTTTCTTAAGGAGGCCCAGGGTGCCGGGCTGCTTGCCTCACTGGGCAGGCTGGAGGAAATCAAATACGCGCTGACAGACTGGGGATACACTGACAACATCCAGTACTGGATTGACGAATTAACCGGCGCTTCTAAAGCCCGGGCCTTTAATTCGGTGCTTCGCAGGTACCAGGCGACGCTGGCCGACCACGGCAAAAAGGACATAGACACGAACCTGGCCGGCATCATAAACGACATTTCCCAAATCGACCTGGGCCGGACCAAGGACGAATTCGAAGATGGCGCCGCTATCAGCGCCCAACTGGAAGAGCTTATCGCTCAAAAGATTGTCCGCTTTATCGAAGCCAACCTTTCGGGAAATACCGTCCTGGAGGGACTAGCCACGGGGTTTAAAAAAATTGATGAGCTTACCCTGGGTTATAAGCCGGGCGACCTGATTGTCTTAGGGGCCCAGACCGGCCACGGCAAAACAGCCTTCGCTCTCCAGACGGCCAAAACCATAGCAGTGGATCAGGGGAACCCGGTCCTTTACATAAATACCGAAATGTCCAGGGAAACGGTTTACCAGAGGTTATGCGGGGTGATATCCGGAGTGCCTTATTACCGCATCCGGCAGGGAAGCCTGGCGCCGGACGAGCAGGCGAAAGTCTCCCGGGCGATTGAGACGATTAAAACATCGCCGTTTATTCACAGTTATTCACCCCACTTAACCCCGGTAAGATGCGTGGTTTTGGGGAAAAAGGCTAAAATCCAGAAGCAGGTTGAGATGATTATCGTCGATTACATCGGCCGCATGGAAAAGTACGATCCGAAAATGCAGGAGTGGCAGGTGCTTGAGCAGGTAGCCAAGTCCATGAAGCTGCTGGCCCAGGAACTAAAGATACCGGTTTTAGTCCTGGCCCAGCTCAACGAAGACGGCAGTCTGCAGGGGGCCAAACGGATTAAAAACGAATGCGACCTGCTGCTAAAGCTCGGGCCGCTGAGCAAAGAAGAGATAAAAAATAAATACAGTGGGAGATACACAAATGCAAACTATAAGCTCTACATCGATAAGAACCGGGACGGGGAGCCGGACAAGAACATAGCCCTGCACTATGATAAACCGGTTCAGCAGATAAGGAGCGCGACCCCGAAAGATGATCCTTGGCTGAAAGTTGGCAATTACGTTGAGCGCGAGGTGAGTTAAGCATGGACACCAGATACGCCTTTTTTGATTTTTCAAATAAACAAGGCTCCGAGATTGATGGATTACGTTTTGTGTCGGGCGAAGTCCTTTTGATAATCTCGGAGAATACCGGTACAGCTGACGAAAAAGCTGTTTTTCTCATGTTCAGTAAGCAGCAATGGGAGGAGCTGCAACGTTTGAAGCCGATAGAAAGAGCCGCCAAGATGGCGGTTGGATTATAAGCGTAAGGGGAGGGGGAGGCCAGGTGACTTGTAACGCTCAGGTGAGCCAGGATGATGTAAGGTGCCCAAACTGCAGGGAGACTATGGCTTACGACCAGGAGGATAGTTTCTACCGCTGCCCGGTGTGCAAAGGACAATACTGGCCGAATGATAAAGCTATGCCCTGCCCGGGGTGTGGCCGGCCGATGAAGCTTAACAAGTTACGGGGTTTTCACCAGTGTTCAGGTTGCGGCTCCGAGTTCTGGCCGCCGGAGGAAACAGAGGAAGAAGAGGACCCGGAGCTTGGCCGGGGTTCATATGCAGGCCTGGGGCTGGTTTACCTCGGGGAGATCCGGAGGGGGTCAGGGCGATCCAAAAGCAGCGGCGGTAGGAAGCGTAAGAAGAAAAAGGCGATGCCCAGAGTGATAAGTCAGAAGTATTTGCTGTATTGACAACCTGGTAAAAGATGCTAAAATCAAAATAGCTACCCGTCACTATGTGGCGGGTTTTGTTACCATTTAGGAAAAATGAAAGGAGTGAGGGCAATGAATGATATTCCCGATAAAATATTGGAAATACTTAACGATAAAAATCCAATTAATTTTGATTTTGTTTCGGATAGCTTAAGAATTAGCCATGAAGATTTTTCGCAGGCTATTGATGAATTAAGTAATGCAGGAAAAATAGAAATAGACACTACCCGTGAAATAATAAGTTTAAGAAAATAGATTCCTAGTTATTAGCCCCCGCGGGAGCTTTTCGATTTGCAAGGAGAAAAGTTTCTATGGATACGATAGTAACAATAGTCAACAGTTCGCTATTAAACACAGTTTTAGGAATTGTCATCGGCGGGCTTATAACTGTTTTGGTATCAAAACGCTACTACATTAAATCTGGAGATCAGTTAATAAGTGAACTTGAACAAACTAGGCGCGCTAGACGAAGGCAACTATTATTTGAGATTAGCCTTAATATGGGTTATGCAACGAAATATTCATTTAATAAAGACCTAACGCTTACCTTGATTGGTTCAGACATTGAGACAAAAATTGCTGAATTAAACGATATATGTAATCCTGGCTCTCTTACAATGTTAGAGATAAAAATAAGTAATATAAATATAGCTTGTGAACAACCTGATTATACAGATGAGAAGATCTACGCATTGTTAGATGAGGCTATAGAAGTGGCGAATGAAATCAGAAATAAATTATAATCGTTCTTTTAGAGTTGCTGTTTCAAAAAAAATAGACATTGCTGTTTTTGAAACTTTATTATATTTTAATTTTACTTCAGACAGGCGCAAACCTGCCTAGATAGTAAAACTATCTACATTTTAATACTGCAATTATGGTAATGGAAAGTATTATCCATAACTAAAGAACCATGATCTTACCTACTTTAGGTGAGGTTTTTTTATTTGACTCTGAAATAAAACGTATTCAGAGAGAAGGTGAAACCATGGCCAGGCCCAGCAGATATAAAAAAGAATACGATGAACAGGCATATAAACTCTGTTTGCTTGGAGCTACCGATAAGGACCTGGCTGACTTTTTCAACGTCAAAGAGCAGACGATTAATAACTGGAAAAGGGATCATCCATCATTTTTTGAGTCCTTAAAAAGAGGTAAGGTTATAGCGGATGCGAATGTGGCTGACAGGCTTTATCAGAGGGCCATGGGCTATGAACATGATGATATTGAGCTAAAAGTGGTTTCTTTGGGCGGCAATATGGGCTCCGAGGTTCAGGAGGTAAAGGTGAGGAAATACTACCCGCCCGACACCACGGCAGCAATTTTCTGGTTAAAGAACCGCAGGCCGCAGGAGTGGAGGGATAAACGCGAACATGAAATAGCAGGCAAAGGCGGCGGGCCGATAATTGTAAAGCTGCCTGAAGAATTGAGCGATTGAAGTGGAGATAGACTTAACTAACTTAGCTAAAATGATACCGCCCATATATTACCCGGCTTTTAAATATAAAGGCCGGTTTCTCATTTTATACGGGGGCTCAGGATCGGGGAAAAGCTATTTTGCGGCCGACAAGTTTCTCATCCGTACCATTAAAGAGGATAATCATAATTTACTTTGCGTTCGCGATACCGGAAAAAGTGTAACAAAATCACAATTCCCCCTACTAAAAGGTGAGGTAAAGCGCTGGGGGCTTAGCGATCTATTTAAAATTAACGAGTCCATGGGAAATGAGAAAATAACGTTTAAGCCCAACGGCAACCAAATTATATTTTCAGGCCTCGACGATGTTGAAAAACTAAAATCCATATATGACATTACAAGCATATGGGCAGAGGAAGCCAACGAGATAAGCCCAGAAGACTTTCGGGAACTTAACAGGCGGTTAAGGGGTTATAAGGGCAAAAACGCAGACGGAAGCGACAAGTATATGCAATTTATGCTGACCTTTAACCCGGTATCCGAATTGTCGTGGCTCAATGAGAGGTTCTTTGGCGATGAGTAGACTAATTATATACGGAACTAAGCAAGCCGCGGCATTTAAAGGAAATGTAAATGATTATGATACATTGATAATCCATTCAACTTATCATGACAATCCCTTTATTGATACGGCATATGCCAAAGAAATGGAGGATCTAAAGAAATACGACGAGGATGAATATAATATATACGCATTGGGCCTCTGGGGAATCCCCGGGGGCACTTTT